CAATGAGCGCATATGTCGTTAGTGTAAGGGCGTACCAATAGCACTCCTTGTTCTCCCCTTCCAATACGATAAAGTTTGCGAGTTTCTGCATCTGTAAAGTCAAGGTTTTTGTAGTCGAGCTCATAATCAAATTCTTTCATTATTTACCTGACATCAGATCATAAAGTTCTTGTGCTTTAAGATATTCTCTTAGATGATAGTCTGACATATTTTTGACACATTCTAACATCTCATTATATGCAAATTGTGCTGTGACCTCATCATCACAAAGATAATCATCTATAGCATCTTGCATACGATCTTTACGCTGCTGACTGTAAGTTGTATCAGGTCCAAGATAAGGTCTAGTCATTGAAATGCACTCATTAAAGGATTTAGATTTAACTGCATAGCAGTATAATTGCGTGTGTCTTCAATATCTACCTGATCTCCACACTTGGTGGCGCTAATAGGCGCATGATAGATTCTCTTCTTTGTGTTGTAGAATCCCCAGATCGTATTAACAGGATCACTAGTATAAGTGTAATGACTGGGATGGTGTAACCAAATAGATAGCAAATTACGCTTAAAGGCTTTAACTTTGTAGGAGTATCCTTCTGGTGGTTCATGAATGAAATCGGGTGGCAATTCAAGGGTCATAATACAGAGCGAGCGGGAAACCATCCCGTACTACACAACATTGTAGTATCTGCCTGGTTGTCTTGCCTCTCACCTGGTGTCACTTCTTTAACTGGTAGGTGACCCATACCCATCTTATTTGCTAGCTCTCTTACACTAACTGATTGACCAGTCCCAACTGGTACAGGTCCTCTAATCGTACTAACAGCAAGATAACGAATGGCACGACATACATCTTCAACATGAATCCAATCTCTGGTGTGGTTTGTTACATAAGTAGCGGTCTTATCCTCCAACATTCTATACATCATATCTTTACGACTGTTCTCACCATATACTGTCGTCAATCTCATGCCGATGGAGTTGGGTGGTGCCATGACTTCATTGATCCATTTAGTCATTGCATATGGATTCTCCCAGTACTCACCATCTACAGCACTGGATGATGCATAGATCAACAATGTGTCAGTATCTCTACACCAATTGAACAACTTCCGCGCCTTCTCTACATTATTATCGTAGAACTTTTGCGGGTTATCTAAGCTTTCACGAATATTCGCGAACGCTGCCAGGTGGATGACCAAATCATAGTCTCCACCATTAAAATCAGCAATATCATCAGGAAAATCAATTCCATCGACATTTACGGGACCAAATACTTCTTGCCAGTCAGCATATACATGCCTGCCGATGAAACCTTTGTGACCTGTGATTAATACTCTCATGAGAAATTGTGTAAGTTGTGCCAGACAGCACCGATGTTCATTTTGCCGTGAAAATAACCAGCAACAATGACACTAAGCGTTGCTAGTATCACTCCCAGAAACATCAGTATCGGGATTGTTGGGTTTTTGAGATGGGACATATGGATTGCGAGATTTATTCTTGATTACAATAAATGCATCTTTATTGTATTTACGAGTACCTTTTAGTGGTGCCCATTTAGTGCCAGCTCCATCAATCCCATAGACTGATGTACCACCAATCTCTAGAGCAATGTCATCATTTTCAATGTCCCACCCTAGTTCTTTCATAGCAGCGTGGAAGTCGTAGTAAGTAACCATTAACCGAAACCTTTTTGTGAGCGAGCTTTGTGTGGTGGATTGTCTTTATCTAGCACTTCAATGCGATCAAGAAATGGTGCTTTGTTCCACCAAATCTCGTGTGCTTGTGCCCAGTTGTCAACTACAACTACATCACCATTCTTAGCGATGATCTTGTAACGATGACGATCATAGAGACCATCACTAGTTTGTGTGAAAGTCTTTGTCATTTTGCGATGCTCAACAGGATCAAATCCTCTGCCCTCAACAACCGCACTCCATGGTGCATATAGTGGACCATCATAGTTATTAGAATTTGGCATTGACACTAACTACCGTAGCGTTAGGATTACGAGCTAGAGCAACCTTTTTTGCCTCTTGATAGTCGCGGGCATGTACTTCTTCTTTGAAGACTGTGCCTGCAACATATAGGGTGACTTCGTGTTTCATGATTAATTACTGATAGATGTGGAACATCATGCCGTGGTAACCTGAATTGTACTTCTTACCAGATCCTTTCATCTGGAGATGAAACAATTTGAAACCATCAGCAGTGCGAAACTCTAGAGTAGTGCGATTAAGTTTCCACTCTCCGCCCTCACATTGCTTAGCTAGATCATCGATGTTGATGATCTTCATGTCATCTGTTTTCTTGTTACGCCATACCATCTTGCTGACAGGCATACCATTATCAAGACCACGACGCACAATGACATCAAAAATACGCATCTTATTGGCGTTCATGAAGTCCAGGAAGGCGTCCTTAACTGGTTGTGGGATGTTGTTAGCATAGACACGATTCTGACGCTCCTCAGCGTCACACAGAGGGAGATCTTTGTGGCGCAGTTTGACAGTTGACATGCCAAAATTGTTAGGCACACCGAAGAACAAACGGATGAAAAGAGCTGGAAGAGTATCCTCCAGGTCAAAATACTGAATGAATTTGCGAGAAGAAAGCAATGCAACTTGTGTGTGGTTCTTGCTTACATTCTTGACAGAATATGCTGTAGTTGACTCATTGTCATAGATGTCAACTTTAGTGTGTGGACGACCATCAGTGACATGATCACCACCAAACATCTCGTTCATAGTGTCAGTCAGATCACGCTCATAGTCATGACCTTGTGCCTTTGCTAGTCGTCCTGCTTCTACTGCGTTCATGCGTCTTTTGTTGTTACTCATATTATAGCGCCCTTAGAGAGGCGCAGAAGGGGCACTGTGACAGTTATTGCTTTGGCATAGCAAGGTCGGATCTTTTATCATATTTCCACTCAGCATATTCTCCTTCAGCATCAACATAAACTAGGAAACATTGACTGTGTTTATAACCACGATACAAATGTCTCCAGTGTTTATGCTCCATACCACTGTATACGCACATATCTCCAGGTTCTAATTCATACTCTAAGAGCTCATCATTCACCTTGAAATATATGGGCCAAGGTATATCTTTCTCGATGCAAATCGTGACGCCATATTCACCAGGAGCACGATCTATATGAGGTGGTAATTCACTGCCTTTAAGATATACTCGTGAGTATGAATAACATGGATGCAGTTTCTTTCCTACTATCTCCTCAATTCTTGGTTGCAATTGCAATAGCAATGCCTCAAAAAATATGGGAGCATAATATGAAACTGAGTTACGAATATCTTTGTCCTCAGGATATCCTAGGAACTTCATCATCATATCAACATTAAGGGAGAGATATTGACAGAATGACTCTGATAGTGCTCCCTTTTCAAGATGTATCATTTAATAATAGCAAATAAAAAGGGGAGCATAAAGCTCCCCGACTAGTTCACAATCCAACGATACGGTTAGGATCGTCGCCGTTGTCTCCCTTGATCTGAGGATAGAATTGATCCTTATCAAAGGGCAATTGCCAATCATTGTTGAGCATGTAGAGAGACAATGACTTGCAGATCATACGAAACTCTTCCCACTTGTGGTCTTGAGTTTCACGCATTGCCTCAATATACTCCTCGTTATCACCTTTGTTGTCAAAGTGTTGTACCACCTTGAGAACCTTCTTCTGCTCATGGTATTGCTTCATCAGAGCATACACACGATCTTGGAAGTAGTGATAGGGGAAGGAATAGTCAACCTCAACATCATCGACACATTTGTTGTCGAGCCAGTCCTTGCACTCATTGTCACGCCAAGCAATAGTCTTGGTCGGAACATCACACCCCTTGATGACATTACGGACAACCTCGTTCTTTTCCTTGGTTGTCATGTTAGGAGCTGATTCAAACACGAAATCGCGAATGATCGCTTCCTCTTTCTGCATATCACCAGAGGCAATTAGAGCAGCACAGGAAGTCTCCATGTCCTCTTGTGAGTGTGATTCTTGAGGCAAACCGTCGTTCTCTTGTTGCAACCAAACCTCACGGTTGTATGCAGCAGAACGACCCATAGTTTCGATGAAGTCAACCTCATCAAACCATGCACCGTCAGTATATCCGTTCAGGAAATCTGACTTCTTACGGGTAATGCCATTCTCACCTTTCCAGTAGAAAGTTTTGCCAGAAATGTCAGTGATGACACATGGTGAGATAGCAGGTAGTGGGCAAGTTACATCGATACCCTGTGCCCGAGAGTTAGCAAGAGCCCTGATGTTCTTCTTGCTAGATCCCCGCTTACGGGCTGGGTTCTCTTCAGTTTCGCCCCAGTAAATATCTTCGTAGCTGTGGTAGTTACGACCGAGGTGCTTAACACCTTCTCCACCCTTGAATTCATAAGAGAAGAAATCCGCACTAATGTTACGGAGTTCATTGTAAGGAACACGCCCAGATTGCGTGTCTTCAAAAAACATAGTCATAAAGTAAATCAGCGCCCATTGCGCCTCATTTGTTTACCTCCATATTATACACACAACATGGGGGATGTGTCAACTGTGTTACGATTCTGTCACATCTCAATTGGGTCTAGATTAATCTCACCAAATGGTTCAGGTGGCAGGACAGGATCACACATAACAGGGAACTTATCAGCATATGGTGCTCCCAATCCCTTAATAGCTTCGATAAAGATCTGATAGTTACTACCAACAGTTCTATACATCTCATCAGAACCTTTGTCAGTCATTCTCATCTTAAGATGACGAGGATTCTCTGCCTGGCGTCTAAAGTAATCCAGTCTAATATTCTCATGCACAGGGATATAATCTTGTTCAAATCCATCATTATATACTTCCCTTCTATCAGCACAATGCATATCTCTATTCTCTAAGAATCTACATGAGTCTGCTCTAGTTTTCTCCCAGAAATCAGACTTATACTGAGTTCCAAACTGACAATAGAAAGCAAGAGTTGTTGCATAATCAACCTTGTTATCTTCCCATCTCTCCTCTACATCCATACGCTGGAAGTTTGTGAATTGTCTATCAGGATCCTCATACAAATACATTGCAATAGCTTCTGATAGGTCTGCCTCTGGATAAGACTTAAACCCTAAGAATTCATCATTAAATCCTAGTGCGCGACCAGTTCTAGCATATCTACCACAAGGATGGATGCAATAATCAGAGATATTGTGATCCCACTCTGTTTTCTTGTATGAACAATGCTTCTTAACTTCACAATGTTTGTTGAAGTCTTTTACCGCTTCTTCCTCAGTTGTGATATCACTATCGTATGAATATACCCAGGTCTGTGCATCAGCAGTAGGAATACCAGTCAGATATCCATGCTCACATGCAATAAATGCAGTGTAGTTCCAATCACCAGGGATTCTACGATTGACTGTCAGTGTTGTATCTGTAGGATTGTAATATGCTGGATGATAATCATCTTTATTGATGAGAGATCCTCTCACACAATCAACAACGAAATCAAAATCCTCACCATCAACCTTACATCCTTGTTTACTAATCTCCAATGAATTAACTCTCTTATCTACCATTACAACATCGCCCCATTTATGTTGCTTCGTAAAGTTCTCCCAGAAGAATTCAACTAGCTTGCCTTCATCTACATGCAAACTAGATTCACTGGTGTCATAGTAGTTAAAGAAGTTATAATCTCTCCTAGCACCAAAACCAATATATTTCATGCCTAGTTTCCTAGTCGCATCAAATCTGCGATGGAAATCTAAACAACTAAGAGTAGTATTAGCACCAATTATATTTACACCCATGGGGTCCATTTGAACCCCAAAATTCTCTACTTTGTGACTGCAATCTCTAATCCAATAGATGATATCATCATTATATACACAGTCAATACCATCTCTAGCACCAACCAGTTGAATTAGTGCGAGTACTGCATCAGCTCCAGCACCAATAATTGCAATTTTTCTGCCCATTTCAAGATTTACTATATCAATCGTATTTATTAGTTAAGGACTGGACGAATGTCGTAGTCTTCAATACCTTGTTTCTTCAATTCTGCAATCCACCACAAAACATCTTTGTCCTCATAGAATACTGCCCTTTGATGTGAAGAATAACCCTTATTCTTAGGACGCTTCCATTCAACAGCTAATTTCATAGTCATAAAAGCTACAGTGTGATGAACTCTGGCAGAGTTAGTCTACTTGGAATCCCACTGCTTGTCAACAGTGATGTTTGCGAGACGAAACTCGTCGTCAACAAACTTGAGCATTTTGTTGTTGTGGTGTGCAACATAACCCTCAGGAGTTGTAGGGCGAGTGCCTACAAATGTCTTGATAGATTTCTCCTTGTTGAGTTGCTTGAGAACCATCTGCTTTGCAGTACGGATGCTGATATAAGATGCAATCAGGAAGTACAGCTCTTTCTCATACTTTGCGATGAACTGTGTACCTTGTGCTTTGGCATCTTTCCAACGCTGGATAGCACGAGCACTCTTTTTAGATGCAATCTCGATGTTGATAGATGTGGTATAATATTTGGCAAACTTAGCAACAATATCTTTTGTATTAGTAATCTTCTTACCAGAACGAATCTGCTCATTGAAGAAACGCTTGAGCATGAGATTCATGACAAACTTAGACTGACCTTGCAACAGGATGTTGTCAAGGAAAGCAGATGAACGCTTGAGTGAACCTTCTGCCATCTTGATGACAGATTGATACTTCACCGCATCTCGTGGATTGAATAGAGTAGAACCAGTGGCATCAGCAAAATCCGCACTGGCAACAAACACATCTTGAGTAGAATAGTACTTAGGGGCTTGCTTTTGCGGTACAACCTGAGCAGTCTGTAGAGTATCGCCCTTATAAACTGTATGAAATACGATGCCAAGTTTGGAGAGATGAATCGCAGAAGCTTTTCTGGAACCAAGAGGAACAGCGTAAGTAATGGTATTAGGAGTAAAACAAATAACTCTGTTTCCACCGACAATACCGCTGCGCTTATCTCCTTGCGTGTATAGTAAGTCACCTTGCACAATACCTGAGATGTTTAGTTGTGGAAGATACTTCAGGCAATCTTTGAGTTTGTCAGCAAGTTGACCTTGGTAGAAACGATCTACATCAGTGTCATCGAAACAGATCTTAGGATTGACTTTATTGAATACAGATTTAGTACCAACGAAGAAACGACCTGTGATAGGTTCTGTGCCACACACAATAGCAGGAGCACCATCCCACTTCGTAGTCACACTGAGCTCACTGGGGATACCAGTCAGCATGTGACCGAACTGCCGTAGAAACGAGATGACATCCTTGCCACCAGCAGAACCGCTGTTGAGGATATCGTCTTCGAGGTGCTCTAGGTGTGTGTTTTTCATACTCCTATTATAGGGTCCGCTCTCCCACTATGGTATGTATAGTGGACAGTTTGCCAGGTGTCACCTGAAGGCTGGACCATTTGCCCAGACCACCAGGGATCTACGGACACCCTCTGTCACTGGTGTAACTCTATGCACACGATACGATGGAAATACAATAACAGCTCCCCTAGCATCGGTTGCTTCTACTATCTGACCATCACTAATCTCTAGTCCACCACCATCATAGTCATCAGGATCTGATAACTGTACTGACATAGACAGTTTCCTAGGTGGTAGATCTGTCAACATATTATTATCTACATGCCAATCATAGTGTGTGCCACTACCATCGTACACCGTATATTGTAGATGCTCATGAAATCCATTAATATCATATCGCCAATACATTCCATTCATCGTTCTAAGTATCTTACCTAGACGATTGTATATCCACTCTGTGTCATCATTTAATGGTATCCATGATGTTTGAGATATTCTGATAGTGGAGTTAACTCCAGGAGCAGCAGTATTACCAACTACAGCATCTTCTGGATTAAATGAATCTCCTATCTCAATAATCCTGTCACATTCATCATGTGTGAATCCTTCATCCCAAACCTCAAAACAAGTCTCGCCACCAATATTAGGTGACGGACAAAGACGATAAATTGACATAATTTAGATCAGTAAATGTAACGAATGTCTCCAGAATTGGGGATAACTTGATACTTATCACCCTCTACAGCTCTACCAGCAGCGCCACCAGGACCACCTTGACGGGTTGATGGTTGACCTGCTACTCCCCAGTCTCCGCCAGGACCGCCAGGTTCTCCAGGTTGACCAGGCTGACCAGATGTTCCAGCGTTACCAGGCGTACCAGGTTGACCCCTCTGACCTGTAGGACCAGTGGCACCCTTCTGACCAGGCTGACCAGGTGTTCCAGGTGTGCCAGGTTGACCACTGCCACCAGGTTGACCAGGGTTACCTCTAGATCCAGGTGATCCAGGCGTGCCGCTACCACCAGGCTGACCAGGTGTTCCAGGTGTTCCAGCACCACAGGATGCAGGAGTGCCAGAACCACCAGGTGTGCCGCCACCACCGCCACCACCAGGTGTACCAGGTTGACCGCCACCACCAGGTGTACCAGATCCACCGCCACCACCAGGTGTTCCAGAGGTGCCAGGTGTTCCAGGTGTTCCAGGCTGACCAGGTGTTCCAGGTTGTCCAGGTTGTCCAGGACCACCGCCACCACCAGGTGTGCCAGGTTGTCCAGGTGTTCCAGGTGTACCTACGATATTTCCTGACTTATAGTTCCATCCACGACCAGGAGCAGCAACACCGCCGATACCCTTGACACCACCGATGCCATCATATCCAGATGGACCGCCGTCACCGCCTCTACCACCTTGACCACCAGCGCCGCCAGTACCACCGCCGCCGCCACCGCCTCTGATACCAGCAGAGCCGCCGCTGCCACCAGCGCCGCCACCGCCGCCAGAGCCACCTTGACCGCCGCCGCCTCCGCCGCCGCCTGATCCACCGCCGCCGCCAGAGCCACCAGAGCAGTGCTTTCTTCTATTACCAGTCGATCTCTGCTGGAAGTATGATACTGACTGATAACCATTCCGCTCCTGTCTAGGACCACGGCGTGGTTTTGGCCAACCTCTATACTTTTTCCTTCTCTTTCTTCTATTTCTTTCGCTCCTTCTGTTCTTTCCTTGTGATCTCTGTCTGAATGATTGTCTCTGTTGACCAGATGATCCAGGTTGACCAGGTGAACCATTGCCACCAGGTTGACCAGATGAACCATTGCCACCACGACCACCAGGACTGCCACCACCACCAGGTGATCCAGATGATCCGTTTGAACCAGGAGATCCAGGAGATCCGTCGCTACCTTTGCCAGCTGGTGATCCAGGTTGTCCAGGCGTACCAGTGCTAGCTGTGTTTCCATCAACTCCATCGAATCCAGGAGATCCAGGAGCTCCGCCACCACCGCCAGCATAGATTCTGGCATCAGGACCTTCACACTCTACAAATACCTTCCTAATTGCAGGAGCACCAGGATTAGATACTGAGATGGCATGACCACCAGGTTGACTAATTGCACCACCAGCTGAATACACACCATAGGATGGTGGTGCATTGTTTACATATATGTTCAGGTTTGATGATGCTTGGTTAGCAATAACAGCAGGAGTTGCTACCGTACTACTTATAATCCTACCCTTAATTCTGAGATATTTTGATATATTTTTATTTAAGTTTGAGTTCCAGTCAACAGCAACACTAGGTGTACTAGGACTGGATAGTGATGTTACATTGAAGTTCTCTTCTTCAGTGTTAGCATCTTGTTCAATAACATATTCTTTAATTACATCTCTAATATCATTAGGTGTAATTGCACCACTGGTGGGAATACCAGCATTTTCAGTAGCATCCAGGACATATGGTAGGTGAGCCTGACCAGTGGATGTGGGATATTTTCCTTGACTAAAGTCATATGGAGCATCCAAGTCTGTAACTCTGTATAACTCTCTAGCAGAAAGAGATGCAGTAGTGTTGCCAAGACTAGTTCTAATATCACCAAAAGAGATCTGTGTGCCAGGAGCACCAGTTAGGAGTTCTTCTGTTTTTTTACTCCAATCATTTGATGCCATGTTTCAAATATTCTTAAGACAGCGTAAATGTGACTGATCCGACGCCTGCAACACTGATGTATACCTTAGTGGGATCAGAGGCGTCCTGTTCAATATTTAGCGAGGAAGTTCCAGAGGACACATAGGATCTGAAGATGCTCGCATCGAAAGCATTAGCTCCCTGTTGAGTTGCATATTGGTGCTTACTGTACTGTTTATTGTAAATCATATGTGCAGTACCAAGACCAGTATTAGCTGGTTGAATCTCGTTTTCAACAGTGCTATCTAAGTCAGGTCCTCTAGTAGCATCACTAGTAGTAATACCACCAACATATCCAAGGTGGATAGCATACTGACCGACATCAAAGAAGAAGTCAACATCAGTCTTAATACCCATAGATCCACCACTATTATCATAGATGAATGGGATATTCTCTGTTGTATTGAAGAACATGCAACCAGTGAAAGCGTCACTGTTGTTAGTTCCGCCATCACCATATTGAGGCAGAGCAAGATAACCACCATCAACATGTGACATATCGAAGGTTGTTCTAGGTTCGTCAGTACCTATACCAATACGAATGAATCCAGACTCTGTGCCACCTGCACCAGTAGCTCTTTCATGGAATACTGTATTCTTATAAACTTCAAAATTACTTTCATTTTTAGGTGATCCATGTGTGCCGATAGCAACGCCACCCTCAAACAGAGAATGACCACCAGCAAAGTCTGCACCAACTCTAGAATGACCAACATAGAAGACGGTATTACCATCTCTCTGACCAGATGTTGAACCAATACCAACACCGTTACCAATACCATTTAAGAAGATCTCGGCATCATCATACATTGCGATGCCTTCCCCAATCGGGAAGTTAGCTGCTACAGTATTGAAACCAATTGTATTAACCAGGAAGTTAGTTGCTGAACCATCAGTGATATCAAGGTTAGCAATAGTGCTAATACCTGTCGGAGCAACAATAAATCCACCGAGGACAGCAGAGCCAGTAGCAGTAATTTCTGTAGCGTTCTGAAGAGGACCGAAGCTTAAGTTGGCACCAGTACATGTAAGGAAACCAGATGACATAATGTCACCAGCACTAGAGATACTACCAACATTAAGTTCTAATCCACCACAAGTAATAAATCCTGACTGAGCATCAATATCACCAGCAAGTGCAATACGACCATTGTTGAGGTTAAGACCACCACAAGTAATAATACCTGTGCCAGCAAAGATATCTGATGTGCTGCTAATACCACCACCATTCAGATCAAGACCACCAAATGTACCAATACCTGTTCCTGCATCAATGGCACGACAAGTGATAATACCACCAGTAGCATCAATATCACCTCTACATGAGATGATTCCAGTAGTGCCATCGAGGACGATCTTACCAAATGTTGAGATAGCGCCACCCTGATTTGCAAAGTTTCCATTGACAACCAGATCCTGACATACAACCTTACCAGTTGTAACTACACCAGTAGCATCATTGATAGAAATTGCACCATCAACATTTACTGGTTGAGTGAAACTAATCTCTGTACCGCCAATGGATACACTACCACCTACAGTCAGTTCATTACCAATTCCAAAATTCTTACCTGCGCTCTGAGTTACATTGCCAGTGATTGTTGTGTCATTCAGTACACAACTAGATGTTGTGGTAGCAGAGAGAATACCAGTTGCGATAATCTCACCAGCAGTGACATCAGATACATCAATAGCACCACCGAATGTACCACCAATAGCTAAGTCTCCACCAATAGTTACATTGCCAGAGAATGTTCCATCACCTCTAATATCAGCACCACCAATAACACCAAGACCTCTACCAAGTGCAGATGAGGTACTACCAACACCAACAAAGTTACCTACACTAATCTCACCACCAAATGTAGATACACCAGTGTTTCTAATGAAGATACTATTAATACCAATAGATGTAATTTCATCTACTTCAATATCAGGAACACCAGTTAGTCCTGCCGCCAAGCCTGCAATACCAGTGATATCACCAATAACATCACCAATAAATCCACCAGCAGCACCAAGTGCGCCAGTAAATGTACCTGTACCAACAACATCAACAGCATAGTTCTCTCTTGGTAGGCTTGTGCCAATACCAACACGACCCTCTCTTGTAGCTACAACTCTAGGTAAGAATGAGGACCCTTTAAGACCCCAAACTTCTAATTGTCCACCATCAGATCCATCTGTGCTTAGTGCAGATCCGTTGTAGAGAACAGAAAGAACAGCTGCTCCTGTTGTAATCTCTCTAAATGACAGACCACTTCTATTATCTTGTAGTGTATTGACACCAACAAAATCGATTGTCTTACTAATACCATTTACAGTAAGACCCGTTGATCCACCTGTAATAATACCTGTGGCAATATTGAGCTGACCAAATGAACCTACGCCAATTGTCTCAAAGTTACCAGTACCATTAGTAATAGATTGAATACCACTGATGGATCC